CGAGGAGGATTTCATCAATGGCATTGTGAAAATTCTACTTTGCAATACTGTGATAGAGCACTTGCCTGGACAATATACCTAAATGATGTGCCAGAGGGAGAGGGTGAGACAGAATTTCTCTGGCAGGGTGTTAAAGTACAACCAAAAGCTGGAACTTGTGCTATTTGGCCTGCCTTTTTTACTCATGTGCATAGAGGAAATCCAGTCTATTCATGTGAAAAATATATTGCCACAGGTTGGTATACTTATGATGAAAGACCCAAAACAAATTCGTAAATGACAAAGACAATGACTAAGACTAAACTTCCACCCAATCCTCTTTTGACAGAGGTTCTTACATTTGTTTCTAAACAAAGAAGTAAAGCTAAAAAAGTGGAAGCTCTGAAAGAGTATGATACTGATGCTCTCCGTGCAATTCTAATTTGGAACTATGAAGCTGTGAGTATGCTTCCAGAAGGCGAAGTTCCATACTCACCGAATGAAGCTCCCAAAGGAACCGAACACCAACAACTCTCTACGGAGTACAAGAGACTTTATCATTTTGTGAAAGGTGGTAATGATTCTCTTAAATCTCTCCGTAGAGAGAGTATGTTTATTCAACTTCTAGAAGGTCTTCATGCAGATGAAGCTAATCTTCTCTGTAAAGTTAAAGATCGTCGTCTAGAAGAAGACTACAAAATTACTATTGATATTGTAAAAGAAGCTTACCCCGATGTAAAATGGGGATGGAGGAAGTGAATTTGACAAACGTTCAGGTAGAAGAGTTCAAACAGAAGTATGGTATTACAGTTATCGCAACCAACTGTAATCGAAGTGTAGCTGATGACAAAAGTCTACCCGTTGACAGTTACATTCTTACTCTGGAACATGAAGATGAAACTTGGCAAGACATTGTAAAGGGTGTCAAAGTAAAAATCTTTGATGCCTATTACGATACCTTTGGTCACTGTATTAAATCGATGGAATATACCAAGGGTACAATTTCTGCCAAACTTTGGGGAAATACGATCAAGACGAAAGAGAAGAAGAAAAAATGACCGAAGAAAAGTTCGAGTATCAAGAACCAGAAGGTAAAGGTATGGTCGGAGACCTCTCTCAAGGAGAGGCCTCCACTGGTTCAAATAGTAAAAATTGGTCGAAGAAAACTGCGGATCTCAGTTTCGCATCTGGTAAAACTAAAGAAAGTATTGCCAAAGAACTTCGACAAGAAGTTAATGAAGAAGTTTTGAAGAAGGTAAAAAAAGAATATAAACGTCTGAAGAAGTATTCCAAATCTAATCTTTTCACAATTCAAAAACTCAATGGTCAAAAAACCATCATCGATGAACTGATCGAAGAGTACGAACAAAAGTAACCAATTATACAAGACCGCTTGCCTATATACTTATGAGGGTCTATAGTAGACCTGTCGTTCATCCGAGAGATCGGACGCAAGTAAGTCGCGCAACGGTTCCGTTGATCCTATGTTATCATTGATGACTGTTTTAGCCATGCACGTCCCACCTTCAAATTATCTGAAGTGTGATGACTATGAATGGCTAAAACAAGAAGTTCAAGACTCTAACGTCTTTACTCCTGTGGAAAAGTTTGAAATCATTCTTAATTGGATGGAGCATACTGATCCGCATTGCTTTGATGACAAGGACGCAAACGACTGAAGGAACGGAGAAACGGATCCACCGAAAGGTGAGAAGGTTAATTTCCATTCATTCAGGTACGAACAATGAACACACTTCAAATGATCAAAAAGCAGATCGACAAAGCCTCTGCAATTCATGATGCACAAATTCTTCACACCTCTTATCGTGGTGTTAAGTATGAAGTTTGTGCTCCTAACAGTGAAACGCATGGCACTTTCTGTTATCGTGGTCGCACTTACGTTAAGTAAGACAACTGATAATAAACTTAAAGAGGCTCCTCTGGGGCCTCTTTTTTTGTGTAAATAGTCACATGGAGACACCCCCTCATATAACCGCCAAGAACAAGGAGTGTAGTCGGTTGTGGTATGAGTGGTATGAGTTGTTTCAAGACCCCGCCAGGCGTCGTACAAGTGAGTGCCAGGAGGCGCGTAAGAGGTGGAGTGAGTGTGCAAATGAGGCGAATGCAATGATTGCTGCAGAGGTGGATCCTGAGGTATTTGCCAAACTCTTCGGTCCTAGATAGAATAACTCTGCCAGGGTTCAAGAGACAGCTATGAACAAAGCTAAACTCAAGGTTCTCTTAGCCGCTTTAAAGGAGGTTGTAGAGGAACTAGAATCTGAGATCTACTCAGATACAGAGTCTTACATGGAAAAAGATCCATATGGATCTAGTGATTTAATTTTAGATTACGATGAGGTTTTTGATGACGATGGATTCCCAGACTGATTGGCGTTACAGTGATGAGAAGATGAAGTTAAGACAACAAGCTCTTACGATTCTTCTCAATAAATTTGGTTCTGAGTTAAATAGTAGTAACACAAGTAAAGAACCCAACCAGGCCATCTATGAATGTGCTCATGATTGGGTGTCACAAGGTAACGTAAATTGTAATGGGATTGTGAGTTACTATTCCGCATACTACTCCCATGAAAGACAAAAAAGCCTGCAAGAAAATTCTTAAACTTGCAAAGAAACATCCAGACTGGTATACGCCAGAGGAACTTTTGTATGTTAGAATGTATAAGAAAGAACTGAAACAACATGAATGTAAAACTGATCAGTGTAACTCCTGACGCTGAAAAAACTATGGGTTATGTTGCTCGGGTTTCTAATCCGAACAACCAAGAGAATCCAAAGGTTGCAGGACTTCTTGGATACTGTATCAAACATGAACACTGGTCAGTCTTTGAACAGAGTTTCATGACTTTGGAAATTGAAACTACACGGGCTATCGCCGCTCAAATTTTGCGCCATCGCTCATTTACATTTCAAGAGTTTTCGCAACGGTATGCTGACAGTTCTCTCTTAGGAGATGAGATCCCTATGATTGATCTCCGTCGTCAGGACACCAAGAATCGTCAGAATTCTATTGATGATGTTGATCCTTTCTTGAAACAAGAACTTGAGATTGCAATCAAGCGACACTTCGAGAGTGGTATGAATATCTACAAACAAATGCTTGATATGGGAATCGCAAAGGAGTGTGCTCGTTTTGTATTGCCTTTGGCTACACCAACCCGTATCTACATGACAGGCTCTTGCCGGTCATGGATTCATTATATTAATCTGAGGAGTGCCCATGGAACTCAGAAAGAACACATGGACATTGCGAACGCCTGTAAGGATGTATTCGTGAAACAGTTTCCCGTTGTGTCAGAGGCCCTTGAGTGGGCCTAAATATATTCACCCCCTGATCTTATCGTCATGCCTACATATCCCGTCGTCAATAAAGAGACTGGTGAACAGAAAGAAGTCCGTATGAGTTGGACCCAATGGGATCAGTGGTTGGAGGAGAATCCTGGATGGGTTAGAGATTGGTCTGACCCTTCTACGGCACCAATGGCTACTGAAGTCGGGGACTGGAGAAACAAACTCGTTTCCAAAAAACCAGGTTGGAACGAGGTACTAGAAAAAGCTTCACGAGCACCTGGATCACAAGTAAAGAAGATTTAAGTCTATGCCTGCTAGAAAGAAGAAGACTGATCCTGTTGGTATTGGGTTGAGCGCTAAACAAATGAAACGCAAAAAACCAATCAATACTGATTTATTGTTTGATATTGAACCTCTTACACCAAATCAAGAAAAATTCTTTAAGGCATACAAAGAAGGTAAAAACATTTTTGCTTATGGATGTGCTGGTACAGGTAAAACATTCGTTGCACTCTATCTTGCACTTCTTGATGTTCTGAATGAGTATACTCCTTACAAGAAAATCTATATTGTTAGGTCTCTTGTTGCTACTCGCGAGATTGGTTTCCTCCCTGGAGATCATGAGGACAAGTCGGCTTTGTATCAGATCCCATACAAGAACATGGCGAAATACATGTTCGATATGCCAACTGATGCTGACTATGAGATGTTGTATGGTAACTTGAAAGCTCAAGAAACTATCTCATTCTGGTCTACCAGTTTCATTCGTGGTACTACATTTGATGACTGTATTCTTCTGATTGATGAAGCTCAGAACTTGAATTTCCACGAACTTGATAGTATTATTACT